CATGCGCGTCAGCGCGATGTTCTTTTTGAGCTTGTTGCCGATGGCCATCTTCTGCTCATCCTCAAGCTCGGACTCTTCCATCTCTTCCGGCTTGTCTTTGTACTCGCCATTCTTTTCAATAGAGATTTCGATCTTCATGCCATGGCCTCCTTCATCAGACCACCCTTGCGCTTGCTGCGGGCTTGGCGCTGCTCAGACAGCGCGATTGCGATGGCCTGCTTGCGGTTGGTGACCTTGTCGCCAGAGCTGGACTTGAGCGTCCCGGTCTTGTATTCGTGCATTACTTTCTCGACCTTGGTCTTCATTCCTTGATCCCTCCCAACATGGTGCGAGCGGTGCGTCGAGTGGCTTGTAGGCGTGCGGCGCGGCGCTCACCCACCTCGCGCTTGAAGGTTTGTTCAAGCGCCCCTTTCTTGGTCTCAAACTCGCTTGAGTCAAATTCCTCAATTTGCGGGGCCGTTGGTACTTCTGGCGCTGATGGAGCCTGATCACTAAATTTTTCTGGTGCAGGCTTAAGGTACTGGACATCTGGGTTTAGGCCGCTTAGTCCTTCATTTCGGTACTGTCCTATGGTGTACCTAGTTGGCGATCCGATAGAGGCTAGGTAATCGTTGATCCTCATCCCGTTGATTTCGTAGTCGCCTTGATAGAACTGACCACCGACCTTTTGCGTCAGGCGGTTGTTGTAGCTGGCCCTGACTTGACCGTATGGGTTCTCTTTGTATGCGGAGAGTGCTGCGTTGTAGGCATCTAGCTTCGTTTTATACGCGGCAAGATCTGCCTCATATTGTGGTTTGCTGACTGTCGTGTAAGTGTTGAGGGCTTCCTCAAATGGAGCCATCGTTTCTTTCACTTTTTGCTGATAGCCAGAGAACTGTTTGGTGTAATCCTCAGTCATTGATGCGACTTGTTTCTTGTACGCATCAGCCAACTTCTCGACGCTACTAGTGCGCCGAGCAAGTCGAGCCAGATTTAACTGAGTGCGTGGGAACGTAGCCATTACTGCAACATCCCAGATCCCGTGCCCAAGTTCATGCCAAGACCCAGCTCGGCATCCATGCGCTCACCAGAGAGCAGCGAGCGGCGGCCACCACGGGTGCGGGCGCGAAGGGCAGAAGCCTGGGAGGCCGCGGCCTTTCGACGTTCCTCGTCAGCAGCGGCCTGGACTTCCTTGGCCTTGTTCTCCATGGCCAGCTTGTTGTCGCGGTAGGTCTGCGACGACAGTTCAAACTGCTGGCGGGCGGTCTCTGCCTGCTGCTGCAGCGAGGTCGCCTGCGCGTTGTAGGCTTCGGTCTGCCGGGCTATCTGCTCGCGCATATTGGCGGCATCAGCGGCTTGCTGCTCTAGAGCCCGTTGCTGCTGGGCCGCAGCCTCGTTGCGACTCTTTCTGGCTTGAACGCTTGTGTAAACACCCGACGCAAAAACGGCTGCTGCAATCCACGGCATCATCTTCCCCTTATCGTTACTTCATCCACCCTGTCTGGATCTGTCTCATCGGTTGCATGGACACAGAACCAGACGCTGTCTTCAAGAGCAGTTATGCGGTGATGCTTGCCAGCATGGATCGTGAGGCAGGCCGGGCCGACATATTCGGACTCGTGGCCATCCATCTCCACGATCACGCGACCCTTGGCCAGGATGCTCAAGTGCTCGTATGCGTGCGCGTGCGTAACCGCATAGTGACCCGCAGGAAGGTGCATCTGCTTGGCGTACATACCCGCCGAGAAGTGATGCACGATCCCCAGATCAATCTCAATACTCATGCGTGCAGATTCTAGGGTTGGTTTGCAGGGACACAAGCCATGTGATGTCGCTGCGCTATCGGCTGGAGAAGATGTCGAAGTCCTGCTGCATGATGACCGTCTGATTCATGGGTCTGCCGCCCAGGGTGGGGGTACGGGTCATGCGGTTGTACTCACCGCCACCCAGCATCAAGTAGCCAAATGAGTCGCCAATGTGCGAGTGCTCGTTCTTGTTGGGGGCATCCCTGAATCTTTCCTGGCCCGCACCGACTGCAACGCGCTTAAAATGGTAGCCGCCGCCAAGGGCTTTGCGGAGGAGCTTGCATTCCCTGTTCACAATCAGCCCAGGCTTGCCTTGGATCAGGCGCTGCATGGGTGCTGCCGCAGATTCCCGGCGCACCTTGAAGTCGTTGCTTGCCGTAGGCTGGGCTCGTAGCCCCAGCGTTCGCAGGAAGTCGAAGCTGGTGACCTCGTAGATTGCATCCCTGGCCATGCCAGCGGGGTCGCCCCACAGCATGACCTGATGGTTTGGATAGTGCTGGTTGAGCAGGGCCAGCAGCTCCATGCCGAAACGCTCCAGGCCCATGTCGAAGGTGACGATCTCCTTGTGGATCAGCCAGCGGCCATTGGCTAGGCGCTGCCCGATGGTGGCCGCAGGGGTCAAGCCGAAGTCCAGGCCGACCTGGATGGGCACGGCAGGATCTACCTCGGTGTCGCCGGACATGGTGCTGTCCTCGTACTCTGGCCAGACGGGGCGGCCTTCCTGAACGTAGGTGTACAAGCCCCCGGCATAGCAGCGAATCCAGTCGAGGTTCTTGCCCAGCAGCATCTGCGGGTAGTAGCCGCCCGGCAGGTTGTTGATGTTCTCGGCCTTGGGGTTGACCTTCCACCACTTGCCAGCCGAGAAGACATGATCGTTGGCCTCGGGGTTCTCGGGCAGGTTGTCCGCATCCACCTCCATCACGCCACCGGGCTGCTTCCAGAACTTCCAGGCATAGGGCCCGGACATCTTTTCCTTCTCAGCCATGTTGTGCCACCAGTGGTCATCATCCATCGGGTTGGTGTCCATCCAGATGCCGTGCCAAGTAGCGCCGCCATCTCGCTTGGTCGGGTAGCGTCCGACCCGGTGCGTGAGACCGTCGATCACCGCCTTGGGCAGTTCGCGGGCCTCGTTGACCCAGGCACCAGTCAGCTCAAGCGAGAGGAGCTTACGAACGTCCTTGGGCTGGTCAAGGGCCAGGAAGATCACCTCGCAGTCAATGCCAGCAGCGCCATCGCGGGCAGGCAGCCGGATGTGGTGGGTGATGGGGGGAGTCCACAGCATGGGGCCGAAGGTGGACTCGGGGAATAGATCCAGCCATGTCTTGATGGTCGTGGTTTTCAGCATCGGGTAGCTGTTCCGCACCACCGCCCAGCGGGTATAGCGGATATTGTCTACAGGGCTGGGCTTTTGCTGCACAGCCTTGATGAAGATCTTGGAGGCGCAGCCGTAGGACTTGCCCGAGCCCACCGGGCCCATGAGGCCCTGCACGAAGGCGTTGGACTGAATGAAGTCGTAGATGACCGGGGACTTGCTGAAGTCCAGGCGCAGGCCAGAGGCGGCCACGGCCTTGTCAGACTGCTCTTTAGTTCTTGCCATTGCTTCTCGCCTTGGTGAAAACGTGGAAATGCCTGGGGTCTAGCACACGCATGGAGACCTTGTTGGACAGCCCATGCACAGTAGACAAGTCCCTGCCCTGCTCCCGCTTGTTGTTAATAGCTTGGCTGGAGCTTTCCGACGACAGCAGTGACTTGGTCAGATCAGACCAGTCAATCTGCCTGGGCCTGGAGGGATCACGCCAGTGAAAGGCGCTCAGGGGATGGCACTTGCACTTGTACTTCATTTGTTCGGACAGTCCCGGCCTTGCCGACAGTGGCCATTGCATGGCGGGCAGATGTGCTGCATGGACAGCAGTGTGCTGGCCTTCTGGCGCACCTCGGGGGTCACCGCATGACCCAGGTCTTCAGGGTCTAGCAGGCGCAGCAGGAAACTCCTAAGAGCCACGTTGTGCGCTGCAATACGCTCGGCAGCAGCGCGTAGGGTCTCGACATCACTCATCTCGCACCTCCGGGTTTGGAGCCACCACGTTCACATCAATCACGCTAGGTTTCTCGCTGCCGTCATCAGGGTTGTCCAGCAGACCACTAGCCTTAGCCAGCAGACGCAGCACACCCACCTTGTCGTACAGCTCCAGCTCCAGCGTGCTGTTGCCATCCTTGTCCGTCTTGACCCGGATGTTCTTGATCGACTGCAGCGCATGGTCAGG